CAGATCACAGATATATGTATTTAACTCGTAAGGGTGAAATTCCAAAAGGTAATGATGTTTGCCATAAATGCGACAACAGGAAATGCGTAAATCCATCCCATTTATTTACCGGAACTCGAAAGCAGAATTTGCAAGATATGGTAGAAAAAGGCCGATGGGATATAAATGGCAATCGTAGAAATAGAGTCGGTTCCAGCCAGTCCAGCCACAACAAGGACGCCACTATCAACCAACTGGCGAAGGGCTGAACATGACCGCCGAAGTGCTTGACTATCGTATTACCGCCCTAGAGGCCAGTGTTGGTGAAATCCGCCAGGCCGTGAAATCAATCGACGGTTCCCTGCAAATCCTCGCAAGGCTTGAGCAGCGCCACGCAGAGACACGAGACGGGCTGGAACGCGCCTTTGGTGAGATTGCAGACCATGAGGCAAGGGTAAGGGTAATCGAGTCAGAGCAGCCGACAACGAAGCTCATCAAGGGCTGGGTAATTACGGGCGTACTCGCTGGGCTGGGCATGATTGGATTGGCGATGGTTAAGCTGGTGATGGTGTGATTTGTGGCTAGAGCGAATCACGACGACAAAATCCCGGTAATCATAGGGCAATGGAGAACCGGTGAATATAGCATTCGTGACCTAGCAAAGAAGCATGATGTTAGCGTTGGGTTTATTGCCAAGCATACCGCTGGAATTGATAAAGATTCGCTGCCCCCTAATAGGAACTCATCTACATCTTTCTCGCCATCCTTCATTTATGTGATTACAGCGCAAGAGTTCATTGGTACGTACAAGATAGGATTGACAAATTCAATTGAGCGTCGTTTGGCTGACATGCAGACAGGTTGCCCGTATTTGTTGTTTGCCCTGCGTAGTTATATGGTAACTAACCCCGTAGCTGTAGAGGCAATGCTACATGCGTTCTTCCATAAGAAGCGTGTTCGTGGTGAGTGGTTCAGGCTTGATGATACAGACCTTAATTACATTGATGACGCTATGACCTGTGTTGATGAGGTTTTGAAATGCCACGTTTAACAGATGAACAACGCGAGCACATTCTTGCTGATTTCAATATAGGCAAATCGCAGAATGAACTGGCAAAGAAGTATGAAGTTTCGCCTGCGACGATCAATAAATTATGTAAGGGTGTGGAGCCAAAACACCTCGACAAAGTGAATGCCCTAACCCGCATAAATACGGAGTTAGTTGGCGAAAGTGAATACCAAGTGAATGCCATTCACAAGGAAGTAGATGAGCGCACAAAACACATTCAGTTCTTCACCGGTGCAGCAATACAGAATGTTCAGGAAGCCATGACAGGACATTGCGAAAACCAGAACGATTACCGCGCCAGGGCTGACACGATACTGAAGGGGCGGGAAACCGTGATAGGAAAAACGCCAGATACGGCAATACAGATAAACAACACCGTAACCAGCCCAAGGGAACTCACAGACGATGACCTCGCACATATCGCCTCAAGCGGCAGCTCAAGAGCTACTCAGCAGGCGCAAGGCTAGATCGTCGTTAATCGGCTTCACTGAATACACCAAACCAGATTTCCAAGTAGCTGAACACCATAAACGCATTGCTGACGCGCTTGAGTCGGTTGCGAACGGCGAATGCGACCGGCTGATGATCTTTGCTCCACCTCGGCATACCAAAAGCGAGCTGGCTTCAAGGCGTTTCCCGGCGTGGTATCTCGGCAATAATCCTGACAAGCAATTGATCTGCGCCACGTATAGCGGAGACTTCGCGCTCGACTTCGGGCGAGAGGTAAGAGGCATCGTAAACAGCGAGGAATACTCAAGACTGTTTCCTGATGTAACGCTGGCTTCAGATAGCAAAGCCGCCAACCGCTGGCATACCAATCATGGCGGGGTGTCGGTCTATGTGGGCGTGGGTGGGCCGATAACCGGACGCGGAGCGCATATCGCGCTGATTGACGACCCGTTCAAGAACCGCGAAGAGGCCGACTCTGAAACCCGGCGAGATACGGTGTGGAACTGGTACACCTCGACGCTCAGAACGCGATTAATGCCGGGTGGCGCGGTGGTGCTTATCCTGACGCGCTGGCATGAGGATGACTTGGCGGGGAGGTTATTAGAACGTCAGCCGGACGAATGGAAAGTTGTAGAGCTTCCAGCCATTAACGATGGCGGCGCGGCATTGTGGCCCGAATGGTATCCGCTGCCAGCCTTGCAGCGTATCAAGGCCGACATTGGCCCTAGAGACTGGTCGGCACTGTACCAGCAACGCCCAACACCAGACAGTGGCACTTACTTCTTGCGCGAGTGGTTCAGGTGGTACGAAACCGCGCCGAAACATTTGCATATCTACATCTGCTCAGATTATGCCGTCACAGAAGGCGGTGGAGACTGGACGGAACACGGCGTTTTCGGCCTCGATGCTGACGGCAATATCTACATTCTGGATTGGTGGAGCGGTCAAACCGCCGCCGATACGTGGATAGAAACCCTGCTTGACCTGGTGGACGAATACAAACCATTTGCCGCATTCGGTGAATCTGGGCCTATCCGCAGAGCAGTAGAGCCATTCCTGACCCGTAGAAGCCGAGAGCGCGGCATCTTTACGCGCTTTGAGTGGATAACCCGCAGCGGTGATAAACCATCTATGGCGCGTGGTTTTCAGGCTAGGTCAAGCATGGGCAAAGTTTACTTACCGAAAACAGATTTGGCGCAAGAGTTAATGCGGCAACTACTTTCATTCCCAGCCGGTCGGCATGATGACAAAGTTGACGTGTGTGCATTGATCGGCATGGCGCTGGATCAAGCGCACCCTGCTGTGACCAGAATAGAACCAATTAAAAAAGCCCGTGACATCTGGGCAATCAAAGACGACGACGAGGAAGAAAATTGGAAAACAGCCTAACAGAACCTGAAAAAATGACAGTGGATCAGGATCAACTGGCCCAGCTCGTCCAATGGTTCGAGGCCGCAGACCAATCTACAGTCGATTCTCGTACTGCTGCTGAACGTGACCGTGATTACTACGATCACAAGCAATGGACGGAAGCCGAAGAAAACGCACTCAAGAAACGCGGCCAGCCGGTGATTACCTCCAACCGGATCAAGCCGAAGATTGATTTCATGCTAGGGCTGGAAGCGCAACGGCGCACCTTGCCGAGAGCTTACCCACGCAATCCAGGCGATGAGGACGGGGCTAATGCAGCCTCTGATGCGCTTCGGTACGTGTGCGAAGAGAATAAATGGGATCGCACCAGGTCGGCTTGTTTTTCTAACCTGTTGATTGAGGGTAATTGCGGCGTTGACGTGACTGTACGCAAGGAAAAGAGCGGCGAGCACTGCATTGAAATATCACAGATTGAATGGGATCGACAGTGGGCCGACCCGCATAGTCGCAAGCGTGATTACTCGGACGCGAAGTATCTAGGTCAAGATATATGGATGGATGCTGATGATGCAATCAGCAAATGGCCGGATGCTGTTGAATGGATTAATTCCACGATTTCAGCCGAAGCAGCGACACAGGGCAACACGTTTGATGATGTGCCTCGCACTCGATGGGCAGACCCAAAACGCAAACGTGTAAGGGTATCCGAGTGCTGGAGCCATGAAAACGGTAAGGTATGGCACTCGGTGTTCACCAAGTCCGGCATTCTGGAGCGTACAGAATCCACGTACAAGGATGAAGAAGGCGAGCTTGACAGCTCGTTTGTGTTCGGCTCTTGCTTTGTAGACCGTGACGGCAACCGCTACGGGATTGTGCGGGGCTGGATCAGCATTCAGGATGAAATCAACAAGCGCCGGTCGAAGGCGCTGCATATCCTCAGCGTCAACCAGACTATCGGTGAAAAAGGCGCGGTTGAGGATGTCAACGAAGCCAAGCGCCAATTAGCCAAACCGGACGGTCATATCGAAATCACGCCGGGTATGAAGTTCGAGAAAATCGACACTTCGAAGATGGCCGCTGACCAATTCCAGCTCTTGCAAGAGAGTAAGAACGAGATTGATGCGGTGGCGGTTAATGCCGCCCTATCCGGCAACGAAGGCCGCAATATGTCAGGACGCGCATTGATGGCACGTTCAGAGCAGGGATTGGCCGAGCTTGGGCCAGTCTACGATGCTATGAACCAGTTCCAGCATGATGTGTATCGCAAGGTGTGGAACCGGATTAAACAGTTCTGGACGGCTGAAAAGTGGATCAGGGTTACTGAAGATGAAAATAATACAAAATTCGTCGGACTCAATCAGCCCTTGTTGATGTGGGAAAAGATGGTCGAACAAGCCAAGAAACAAGGTGTTCAGGTCACGCCAGAAATGGAGCAACAAGCCAAGTCTAACCCGGCATGGCAGCAGCAAGTCGGCATCAAGAACAATGTGGCAGAGCTTGATGTGGATATTGAAATCGCAGATACCCCGGCGACTGCCTCATTGCAGATTGAGCAATTCGAGGCGATTACCAAGATGGCGCAAGCCGGTATGCAGTTCCCACCTGAAATAATCATCGAAGCATCCAGTCTGCGCAACAAGGACAAGATTCTCAAGATGATGAAAGGAGAAGGCGATATCCCGCCTCAAATCAAACAGCAGATGCAGCAGATGCAACAAGCCTTACAGCAGATGCAACAGGCATTACAGCAAGCCCAGACGCAAGCCGCTGACAAGTCCGGCGAAATGAAGATCAAGCAGGGCGATCTATTCCTAAAGGAAAAGGAATTGCATCTCAAGGAAATGGAGATTCAATCCAAAGTACCGGGCGACCATCAGGCCGAAATGCAGCTCGAAGAATTGCGCCGTGAAATTGCCGCAGAAGCCAAACAACTCGACTTTGACCGCAAGGCACTGGCCTATGAAAAGAAGATCGCCATGCTGGAAATCAATCAGAGCATGGCAAAAGAAGCCGACTTGAACGCCTCAGCAGACTTGAAGCAGGCCCAGACCGTCAAGACACTGACCGAAGCGGGTTTGCTGCCTGATCAGCACGCGCTGGCAATGGCAACCGCAATGCAGACAGAAACGCAGGAAGTCACAGAAACCGAATAAACAGAATCAACAAGGCACAAACAGGCTCGCTTCGGCGGGCTTTTTTTATGCCTGCCGCCGCCGGGTTGACGGGCGAAACCGCCGCCGGGTAACGGGCGTATCAGGAGGAATCATGAGTGAGGAGTTAGGTGGATTTTTAAACGATGTCGTGGAACCCGTCGAAGAAATCGAGGCCGCACCAGCCCCAGACGAGGTAACGGACACGGGCGAAGTTGAAGCTGCGCCGCCGGTAGTTGTTGAAGAAGATCCACGGGAAAAAGGTTTTCAAGCTGCATTAATGGACGAACGGCGCAAGCGTCAGGCGGTGGAACGGGAACGCGACGAGCTGAGAAATCAGCATCAAGCCAAACCGGAACCCGTACAGCAGGCCGCACCCAACCCCGAAGAGTATCCCGGTGGTGAGTACGATCCGGCTTATATCTCTGCATTGTCTCGCTATGAAGTACGGCAAGAACATAGCCGAATTCGGCAAGAGGAATCAGAGGCCACGCAGAAGCGCACGTTAGAACAGAAATACAGCACGGTGGAGCAGTCTGGAATGCAGAAATACCCAGACTACAACGAGGCGATAGGTTCGCTGGTAAGTAGCGGTGTCCGGTTCTCGGAAGTGGCAATGGAAGTTATTGCCGAGTCTGAATTTGGACACGATATTAGCTACATGCTGGCAAAGAATCTGCAAGCCGCTTTCAACCTTTCCAAGCTTTCGCCAGCAGTTCAGGCGCGGGAATTGGGCAAGCTGGAAATGCGTATGCAGATGAAGAACCAACTCGCACCGACACCCACTCCAATCCCACAACCCAAACCAGAAGTTCCTCAAACCCTTACGCAGCAGCGGGACACACGAGGGCAGTTCAGAGCTGCCGACAGTGGCCCACCCTCTTTGCAGGACATTCTTAATTAGGAGAAACACAAATGGCTACTACTACCGCCAGTACGGGCTTAACTCCCAAGCAATGGGATAGCGACTTTTTCAAAGCCTACATCCGTGACAACCGCTTCAAGCGGTACATGGGCACCGACGAAAACAGCATCATCCAACTCAAGGAGGACATGACCAAAAAGAAGGGCGACAAGATTACCCTAGCACTGGTCAATGAACTGACCGGTGCTGGCGTAACCGGCAACGGCACTCTGGAAGGCAATGAGGAAGGGCTGGATTCTCGCAGCCACTACATCACCGTCGCCCCGCTGCGCCATGCCGTAGCGATTACCGATTGGGACGAGCAGAAATCCGCGATTGATCTGCGCGATGCCGGTAAGGTCATGCTGAAAATGTGGGCCATGACCAAAATGCGCGATGCAATTATCGCCGCACTTGCCAGTATCAACGGCGTGGCTTACGCAACCGCAACTTCTACCCAGCGTAATACCTGGCTGGTGGATAACGCTGACCGTGTGTTGTTCGGTGCGGCCAAAGTTAATGCGGTTTCGGGTGTGCATGCTACCGCCTTGGCTACTGTGGATAGCACGACTGATGTGCTTTCTCCTGCCATCGTTTCACTGGCAAAGCGTATTGCTCAAACCGCTTCACCGAAGATTCGCCCTATCCGTCTGAATGAGGATGAAGAGTGGTATGTGATGTTCTGCCCTTCCCGCGCTTTCCGTGACTTGGCTAATCATTCGACTATGACACAGGCTAATCGTGATGCGCTGGCTCGTGGCAAAGACAATCCGCTGTTCACTGGTGGCTCGTTGCTTTGGGATGGTGTGATTATCCGCGAAATTCCAGACATTGCAACCTTGTCTGGCGTAGGCAATGGCAGCATTGACGTTGATCCTTGTTATCTGGTCGGCGCTCAGGCGCTGGGTGTGGCATGGGCGCAACGTACCAAGTCCACTACCAACACGCGAGACTATGACTTCCTGCACGGCGTGGGCGTGTCCGAAATTCGCGGCGTTGAAAAACTGCTGTTCGGATCTGGCTCTGGCGACACCGACGATCTGAAAGATCACGGCGTTGTCACCGTGTTTGTTTCCGGCGTAGCTGACGTTTAATCAATAGCCGGGGTGTAATGCCCCGGCACAATCAATTCAAGGAGATTTAAATGACTGCAACAACTGTCGCCCGTACGGGCATTACCACTGAGGCACAACCGAAAGCGCGTGGCCCAATTCTTAATGGCGTGGTGTGGACTATCGAGGCGGCAACAACCAGCCTTGATGAGGCTAATGACGCGATTCAAATGGGTTATATCCCTGCCGAGGTCACTTTGATCGGCTTCGTGATGTATGCGGATGATCTGGATACGGGTACGGTCGCCTTGGTGACTAAACTGACCGTTGGTACGACCGATGTAAAAACCGGCATTACCATCGGTCAAGCGGATGCCAAAATCACGCATACCCTGACGCAGTTCCTCGCCATTGACCCGTACACAACCACAGTTGAAACATTGGTGACGCTGACGGTGACGACTGCCGCCGCAACCGCAGCGACTGGCACTATCGCTCTCACCCCTGTTTACATCGGCAACTAACCATGAAATACGCTTATGTGGGCGACCATGAAAGCATTAACTTCTACGGGGATATTTACCCCGTAGGGGTTTTTGTGGACGTAAACAATCCGATGGCCTTGAGCAAACTGCCAGGACATCCCCATTTCAAGGCTGAAATTGTCGAGCAATCGAACGACGATGCGCCGATTGCTGGCGATGTTGAGATTGCGCCGGACATTCCTCATGTGAGGCGTGGCAGAAAGGCCAAATAAACCATGCCAGATACCTACACATACAGCCGGACGCGCAACCAGATCATAGTCAAGGTGCTACGCAAGCATGGCGTAATTGAAGCAGGCGCCACGCCACTGCCTGCGGATAGTGACCTTGTTAGCGAAGCGCTGGACTTGCGTCTCAAGGAAATGCACAAGCTGGGGGTGTTGTGGTATCAGGTATTAGGGGCGCAAACCGATGTGGCGCTGGTGGGTGGCACTGTAACCGCTTCAACGCCTGCTGATTTTCTGTTTGCCGTATCCATGTCGATCAGGATAAGCGGCGATGATGTGCCGCTGGAAATTATCGGCCATCGTGAGTACCAGGCCATCCCAACAAAGACTGACACTGGCGAGCCGTCTAAGGTGTTTATCTCCGGCCAGGCATGCCGCTTCTGGCCTGTGCCTGATATTGCCTATACCGCAAAACTGACCTATCAGGCCATTGCAGCAGATAGCATTGATGCAACTGCTCCTGACATTGAAATAAGCATGGTCAGATCGTTATGTAACCTGCTGGCCTATGACGTGGCCGATGAGTACAGCGTACCAGAAGGCAAGCTGCAACGCATGGCACAAGAGGCTGTTATTGCGGAACGCACAATCAAAAACCTTTCATCCGAGCGCGTAGATGTTGCGCCTGTTGTGGCCGAATATTTTTAAGGAGTATAAACATGCCTGAAACCAGATATGGAATGAGCGGTAATGACTTGACATATAGTATAGACTCCACCACCGGCCTTCCCGTGCCAGACAAGAGCACGGGGCAGGCGAAGCATGTCATACTCGGGGAACTTGGGGTAAATCACAACAGAAACATACCTGCCGCCACTGCTGTGTATGCCACCGCAACGAATACCGCAACATGGGCGGGTATCGGTATTAAAGAGTTGAATATCTTTGCAGTTACTTATCCGTGCAGAGTTGTATACGGAGCACTTGATGCAGGGGCTGCTGCCGCTGCGCTGGCTGATGCTGGTACGTTATCAACGGACATCTTGTGGGATTATGTGCCTGCTGGAGTTAGATATAACAAGCTGCTATCTGCAAGCATCACACGGGTAGATATCCTGCCTATTGGCGGCACTACTGCGTTGCACATAGAGGCGGTGTAATATGCTTACCATCCCCATATTCCAAGTGCAAGATGTACCACATTTGCAACCTACGCAAGCTAATTTTCCTGCGCTTAAATACCTGTTTAAATGTGATGAAGCGAGTAACACGGTTGCAGGTCTAACTAAATTAACTTGCGCGCTTACGGGTATTGCGGCAGGCCATGCTACGGCGACCCTAACCAACAATGGCGACGGTACAGTAACATTTAACGCATCGCTGAATGTGCTAACAGGCACACTGGAATCACCTGACGCAAAACATGCGATGATTATCGCCTTGGGGAAACCTACCTCAGCAGCGAGCAGTGTACAGTTAGGAGCCTCAGCTACTCCCACTTTCAGTTCGTCGGTGAATGACCCACTTATTATAGATAAAGCTGGTACTGGTGGTACACCGGGAGGGCCTTACAACTTAAGTTTTTCCAGCGGTGCGGCAAGTGGCACGTACATGATCGGCGGAGATGGCACGATGAGCAGTGTCACACTAACGGGGGCGGGAAGTGGTTACACGGCTCCTCCCACGGTTACAGCTACAAATGGAGGATTAACTGGCGCGAGAGTCCTTGCATCAATCAACACTACTGGCGCAGGTGTCATTAACAGTACAATACGTTGCGCTACTAGCGACTCGGCGACAACAGGCAACATTATGGCTACAGCGGGAGTAGCCGCCACTTACGTGGATGGGATCATTGTAGGGGATGGCACAACGCGAGCAGTATGTACCACTTTCTCCCCTGCGTCAGCAAGTACCGCTATTGCCTCGTACACCTACAATGGAACTACACTAGATACGCGGTCTGCGGCGGGGGAAACTTCGGACCAAACTACCATTCAACTATCTCAGGGGATAAATATATCCGCCACATTAAGTCCTGCTCTGATAGCCGTGTTTTATTGGGATGCATTACCTAGCGAAGAAGAGACTCTTGCGGCTGTAGCTTGGATGTACGCGAATACTTTCCTGAATTCAGCACACCCCAAAATGGTCTACCCCGGCTTTTACGGTAGAACCTAAATGCTGCCGATGAGAGGATCAATTAAAAAGACGGCGGCGCAAACTACCAAGGAGATAAATGCTTCTCGGTGGATGGGGCCGGATAGTATTTTAGTAATTTACCGTGTGGGAGATACTGTAGGACAGCAGGTTGCTGAATACTATCAATCAGTACGGGGTATTCCCGCGGCCAATGTGATTGGGGTTACTACTGCGTGGACACCTACCACTGAGAGCATGACCACTGCGGATGCTAATAATTTACTGCCTCAAATTATTCCACACTATAAAGGGAAGATTCGTGCGGTACTGACTTGCCATTGGTTCCCTAAAATGATTAATGGCACGGTATTCTTCAGTAATTTTATGGCGCATGCTTTAGCATTTAATGCCTTGGCAAGCGGATCGAGATATGTGGCTAATCTCGGTGGTGTGTTTATGGGAAACTTCAAGGCGGATTATCCAGCAGATAATACTCCCATGCTGTTTGCCTGTGCGAGTGATCGGGTTAATTTCTTCGGGGCACTGCAGGGGGCAAATACTCCGTATGGTCAAGTGCCTCCAGCTGATTATTTAACCAAATACGTACTTCCACCTATACCACATTTCCGACTTGAAGCTCCTCCCGTTGAAGTCGGAGATAATAGAATAAGTAACGCCAGCGAATTCACCTATTTAAAGCGAATTATTGACTCCTCTATAACGGCGGAGGCAGCAAAGTATGCGGATTTCGGCACTGTGCTTTTAAGCGGGAGCGGAAGTTATTGTGATTATGATGGGAGCACGGACTCGTCAGTAGCCAACTGTCTATCCGTAGCAATTCAGCCCTACTATGAGTTCACAGGAATACCTTATCGCAAGCTGTATTATAACGGGCTGCGTAGTGAGATTCTGAAATTATCCAGAAATTTGTACATTACTACATTTGCGGGGTCTACGGTCGGCGCTACGTTTCGGACGGCAACTGGCAATCATCTGATGAAGGCAATCGGTGTTACCCAGCCGGTGGCCAACAAGACAGCAGCAGCGGAACCTACTTGGAACGTGGCTTATACAGGGGAAACCACAGTAGATGGCGATGTGACCTTTGCCTACTTGGGAACCATTCCCGCAGACAGTTTTCCAGTGGGGGCAACTGCTCTGTCACCGGGTAAAGCAAACACCACGTTTGTAAATCAGACGGATGTATTCTTTCGGGCTGTAGGAACGGATTCATACTACAACCGTTGGGGGCCAGCCCGTGAGGTAGAGATGGCAGCACATTTCCAATATCGCACAGGTGCCATTGCGTTATTTTCGCAAAGCCTTTCAGCAATCCCTACACCACTGGCTGCAATCGACTATGAGTTCGGCAGCTACAAACCAAACGCGATGGCGGCAACTAATTGTTACGGATCGGCCTATGCAGGGCTGAACTTTACGAATAAGAACGGTATTGGAGCAACACAACTTGAGTTTAATCGCATAGGCACGGGGGCGACAACCGCTACCGTAGAAGTATCAAGTGGTAATGTAGTAACGCTGAAAACAGATGGAGTAACCACATTCACCATTGATCTTTCAGCAGGGAGTACCCTACGAGCAATGCTGGTAACTGTAAAAGCTGCGATTGCTTCTGATGCAAACTGGTCATGTACTACCGCAGAAGGATGTATCTCAAGAAGTGACGTAGCAGTAAGGAACGGGACAGTTGCATACCTAGGTTCTTGTGCAGAGCCAGGTGCAAGTGGGGCAACCCAACCCACCTACTTTGCCCAGAATCTGTGGGGCGGTCTATGTCTTGGGGAAATTGCTTACACGTCTTTGGATGTAATGGATTTGCAGGTATACACCTACATTGTGGGTGATCCTCTATACAGACCATTTGGACATAGACGATAACCCGCTTCCACGCATAACAAACTAACCCGCTTCGGTGGGTTTTCTTTTTGCCCTCTGTGAGTTATCCGGTGGGCTTTTTTACGTCCATTTGAAAGGTAACTGAGTGCCTGTCATATCAAGAAGCCTCGTGATTGCATGAAATCAACAGGATGTTTTGTATGT